GGCCGCCCCTTTGTAGCCCGCGCGCTTGCGCTGCGCGTCCTCACGGATATAGAGGCCCTCGAGGGAACTCACCTCGGCGGGGTTGTCAAAGACCTTCCACTTCGTCACGGCAGGCGCTCAAAGGTGCCGCCGTCGAGGGGACGGATGACTTCATACTCAGGCTCGGGGCCGCAGAGGTCGGTGCTTAGCCAGAGCTGGAGGCCGCCGAGACCATCGGCACCGGAGAGTGCATAGACCTCGCGGCGCATAACGAGCAACGGATACTCGACATCCAAACTTAGAAATGAGTATCTCGTCTTGCCCCAGACCTGCTCTTCATTCCACTCCTCGCCGTCAAGGCGGTAGGTGAGCGGTGCGCGGTAGAGCGTGGCGGTGCCGCCGATGCTGACCGGGGCGCTTTGCAGCGTCAGTGAGCCGGGAAACCCTTCGGTTGCGAGGAAGAGCGCGAGCACTTCGTCATCCAAGTCCTCACGCTCGTAGTTGTCATGCCCGTAGAGGCGGGCTTGCAGCGCGCCGGTGATTACACCAACGCTAACGAGCAGCGTGCTGTCGCTTGGCTCGGTGATTTCTTCCTCGCCGCCAAAGATCTCGAGCTTGAACGCGCCTCGCGGAATGACCCTCAGCCCCGGCGGGTCAACCTTGTCTTCCCAGTCGGCGGCGACACCGAAGGAGCGGCCACGGAGGTCACTTACATTCGCGCTCGCGTGCGCGGCTAGTTTGCGGCAGAGCTCGCCTTTGAGGACGCTCATTGATGCGACCGGCGGAAGCGTTCGAGCTCGCGTCGAGCCTCTTGCAGCATCCAATCGCCAAAGCGCTCGAGGTTGTCGCGCACGAGAAACAGGCCCTTCTGGCCTTCGCGGCGAAGCTTGTTGGCAATGCCTGCGGCAACGGCCTCGGCTTCTTTCTCATCGTTCGTGACATGCCGAAGCGCCCACTCTTTGAGCGCCTGCATGCCCTCTTCGCTGACAATGTGCGGGCGGGCGCCGCCCTCGATGATGCCGGCGTGCGGAGAGTCGTTTTCAACGCGCTCGCCGCGTCGGCGCCAGGCGTTTTTGTAGTGACTCTGGTCCACGGGAGAAATCTTTTTGAGGTGCGTGACGGCGCGTTCTTGGCTAAGGCGAATGCCGCGCTTGACGGCCTGCATCTCGCCTTTGCTGTGCACCTCAAGCGCGCGCGCAACCTCATTCGGCTTGAGCTTCACGCGGGCACCTCGGCGGGCAGCAACACGACCTTCCACCCGATGCCGTTTTCACGGTCCGGCGCCGGGGGCTTCTTCGGCACGTAGTACTGAGACCCCGTGCCCTGGCCGTGCTGGTCATCGAGTCGATAGAACGCTTCGACGTGGGCAGGGATGTTGCCCCCCAGAAGCTCGTCGGCCGTGTACGTCAAGCTGACTTCGGTGAGCGTGATAGTGCCTTCCTCATCGCGCCCTTCCGGGAGAAGACGCTCTTCCTCGTCAAAGGAAACAAGCGGTGGCGGTGTAATCTCGAGCTGGGTTTCAACGTAACTCCCTCGCCCCCGCTCGCCGCCGTTCCACGTCCGACGCACGACATAGACGCGCCATTGACGGGTACCGAAGTCGGCGTTGAGGTCGCCGCGCAGGTCGTCGATGGTCGGCACCAGGTCGTCAATCAGGTTGGTGCCGAGCGTGGCGGAGCCGCTCAAGACTTCCTCTTGTGCGCATAGACTACGAACGAATCCGGCGAATTGCTGGCGTCCTCAGTGCGATGGATTTCGACATGCACTTCGCCAAACAGCCAGCGTCGTAGCCAGCGCAGCATCAGACCTGTCGCCGCCCAAGAATGTGGCCCGCCATGGTGCCCGCCGAGTAGGCAGTGGCGCGCAGGCGGACGTGGGTGTGGAGACCGGTCAGATTAGAAAGGCCGGCGCTCGCCATGCTGGCCAACGTCACCCAGGTTGAGCCATCGACGGTGCCCTGAATATCAACCCCGGCGAACGTGCCGGTGAGCTGCACCGTCTTGGTGTTCTCCCAGTCGACGCACTCGACGGGGTCGCTGGCGCCGGTGTTATTCGTCGTGCTTGAGCTCGTGCCGTCGCCGGTCAGACCCGTGTCATCGAAGGTCGTGGAGGCGGTCGTCCCGATGAGACCCTGGGTGGCGTAGCCGACCGTGCGGCGGATGCGATAGGACGCGGCACCGGGCACTGCGGCCCACGTGATGCGATTGAAGTTGGTGCCGTTTGGCGAGGCGTGGCCGGTGGAGGTGGAGCCGGCCGAGCCCGCCGCGGAAATCGCGCCATTGGCATCGACGGCCTCGATGACGTAGCTCGAGGATGTTGACCCCGTCGTGCCTTGGGGAGTGACGGTCGGCGCCCCGGGATTGGCCACAAAGGCGCACAGGCTCGTGAACGTCTTTACGACGCCTCGAAGCAATCGATCGCAGCAAGCGCCCATGGCTAATAAACCTCGATGGTGTTGCCGCCTCGGACGTCGCGGCGCTTGATGCCGGTGACCGTCTCCAGGCGCGCGAGGAAGAAGTCTCGCGTGGAAAGAAGGTCGGCAATCTCGTTCTGGTTGAGAACAATAGAGCCGACTTTGCTCGCCTTTCGGCGGCTGCGCTGCGTGTAGAGGTCGGCCTCGAGCTGGTCGAGACGCGGCAAAATGTTGTCGCGGATTTCCTTCTCTCCCTCGAGAGAAAGACTGTCGCGCATGACGATGAACGTGTTGACCGGGACATCCCCGACGTAGGGGAGAGCCCCCAGCGTCAGGTTGGAATAGCCCAGGTGTCGCTTGATTTTCTCAAGCTCGCCACTCGTCAACGCCATGCGCGACCCCCACTAGTCTTGCGAGAACCAACCGCCGGGCACGCTGAAGCCGTTTTGAAAGCCGCCGGCGTGAGCCGGTGCGGACTTGGCCTCAGGCGCAGGCTTGGCTTTGGGAGACGGGGAGGCTGCTGGCTTGGTGGAGGGCTTGGGTTCAGCCTCTACTTCTGCCTTCGCCTCGACCTTCTCTTCGGCCCCCGGTGCGAGCTCGAGCGTCGCGACAAGGCCCTCTCGCGCAGCGTCGAGCTCCTCCTCTTCCTTCTTTTTACTCACACGTTCACCTTGTCGGTGAAGCCGACGAGCATGGTGAGGGACGACGAGGTGACAGTGCCCGTGCCCTTGGCGAGGGCGCGAAACTTGGTCGCCCCAACCAAGTTGAGCGGAATGGCTTTCTTCCCGCTCGCGGTGAGGGTCAGCGTGCCGGGGTCGGACACGTCGTACCAGTTGGTAGCGTCGCCGAGGACCTGAACCTGTGGCGTGATGATGACGTTGGTGAGCGAACCGATCGTGAAATCCGCAAACAACACGAGCTGACGGAAAGGCATCTCTGCGAGGCTCACCTCGCTCGAGGCGACGTCGGACGTCGTCAGGATGGCAGCAGCACGAACCGTGCGCCCCTTGACCTTGGAATTAGCCATTGGAGTTTCTCCGAGTGGAAGGGGCGATTAGTCAGTGATGATTTTCTGGACGAAGCGGTGGTCGAGAACTTCCCAGCCCTCGTGAGCGTTCCAGGCGTACTGGTTGATGCGGCCGCCGTCGTCGTCGTTGTCGCGCATAACGCGCGCGCCGCGACCCGAGGCCCAACCGAGGCAGCCCGCGCCCATAATCAGGCTCTGGTACGCGCGAGTAGCGCCGCCGATGCTCGAGGTGAGCGTCGGCATGTTGTTCGACTCGCAGATGACAAGGTTCTCCACGGTCTTCATGTAGCCCGGGAAGAGAACGTTGTATTCGGGGTGGAACACGCCCTGGCGCTGATACGCCGAGTCGTCCTTGAGGTCGGTGGCCGCGCGATAGTCGATGACGCAGATGTACTTGCCGCCAAGGACGCCCGGGACCTTGCGGCCGGTCATCGCCGTGCGCGCGCGCAGGAGCGTGGTCAAGTCCATCGACTCGGCGCCATCGGCAGTAAAGGCCGTGGCAGCAGCAACGCCGCCGCCATAGGTCACGCCGTCGGAATTGGCCGCCGCCGCCGCGATCAAAAGATCGCGAATGACGACGTCGATGAACTTGTTACGGTCGCGCTTGAGCTCGACGCCGACCAGGGCGGCGAGGTTGTGCAGCGAGCGGGCCGAGGCGAAATCCGCGACGTTGATCGGCACAATGGCGCCGTTCGCGTCGCCGGGGCCACCGTACTCACGCACGGTGACGTCCACCTGCTCCATGAGGAGCGGCTGAGAGTTGGTGCCAAAGACGCGCGTCGAGGGCGCGAGACGGCGCCCGCTCTCACTGGCCGCGCCGTCGATGAAGCGCGGGCGGTTCATTTTGATGACTTCGCCGGGGCGACGCGCTTCGACGACCATCTTGACGAGGTCCGGGAAGGTGAGTGCGCCCGAAATCATCAGGGGGCCACCGGCGCCCATTTGGGTGGCTTGGGCAAGGTTGGCGATATCGCCTTGCACCGGGAAGCGCCCCTCGCGGAGCTGCATGAGAACAACGTCAAAGCCGTCCTCGTCGAGCATTCCCGCTTGGGCGGCTGCGCCGTACGCCCAGCGAGCAAAAATGAACTCGAGATCGGGCTGAAGGAGAAACGTCGAAGAAAGAGTGTCGTGAAACTCGGCCGGGAGATTCTGCGGAGTCGTGCTGTTCAGTGCCATTTAGCACTCCTTTTCAAGGTGCCGGCCGTGCTCAGACGCCGGTCGTTTGTCATTTCGGAGTCGGGCGCGCGGCGGCGATGGCCCGGTGGTTTTCCGTGTAAAACTTGGCGGCGAGGATTTCTTTGCCGGCGGCCTTGAGCGCTTCCCACTGCTCGTAGGGATTCAGCGTGCCGGCGGGCTTCGGCGTCGACGGACCTGGAGGAGCAATCGTGGTCGCCGGATTCGGCGCGCGAGGCGGCTCAGCGGGCACGGCCGACGTCTTTGCAGTCAGCGCCGCCAGCAATCCCGACTCACGCGCTGCCGTAATCGCCTTGAGCCGTGCGAGCGCGTTATCGCCCGTGGTCGCCTCGATGTACTTCTGCGCCGGCTCTGGCAGGGCGTTGAACTCCTGCGTCGCATACGTCGCGAGCACGCCCGCGTAGTCGTCGACCTGGCTGGCCTTGGGCTCAAGCTCGGCGAGACGCGCTTGAAGCTTTTGCGCCTCAGTCATCTGCGCCTGCTCAAGCTCGCGGGCCTTATCGAGCGCGGCCTTGATATCGGCCGCCTTCTCGACACCGAGCTGCTTAAGCAGCGCTTTCGTGCCCGCCTCGCGCTCCTCTTTGAGCCGAGCCGAAAAGGCCTCGTTGCTCATCTGCCGCCACTCCTCGCCGGGGGCGGGAGAGGGCGGAGCCGCAACGGGGTTTACAGGCGCAGGACTTCCATTCGCCGGCGTGGCCGGCGGGGTCACTTCATTTTCCATTTTAATCGTCTCCTACGCTGCGATGACGCGGCAGCGACGCGATGGAGGGGTGCCAGTTGCCTCAGCGGGCGGGCCTTGGCTTATGGGGACCGGCAACTCCCAACCGATTACGGGTTGCCGGTGGCGGCGACGACGACGAGGAAGCTGAAATAGCCGTCAAGCGCGGTGGCGTCGGCGATTTCCGAGCCTGCATTGTCGACGCGGAACGTGGCCGTTTTGTTGCCGGTGCCAGAGAGCACCACAGTCGAAGCGTCGTAAACAGTGGCGCCGCTGCGATATGCGCGGAAAGGCGTGACTGCCTTCACGCTGACAGCGGTGACGGGCTCGTATTGCGCCTGCAGCGCCGCGAGCACATCGAATGCTGGCTTGGTGGCGGTCTCATACGTGCCGGTCACGTAGACGGTCATCAAGTACGCCTTGATGGTGTCGGCACCTGAGGCGCCACAGGCAAGATCGAGCCCTTTGAAAGTCGTAGTAGTTGCCATTTTTGCGAGGCCCTTTCGTTGGAAATGAAAAGGGCCGCGCGATGGCGGCCCTGGAAGAAATAATTTAGTTAATTAATTCCAGCCGGGTCGCCACGCACCGCACGAGCACCGGCAGAGGGGGTGCGCGGGCGGGCATTTCGCCCCATTTGGGAAGGTGTCATTCCCCTTGGCCGTCTTGCCGTCGAGGCGGCGGCAATCAATGCACGCCTTGGTATCGGCAATCCAGATGCGCCCAAGGTCGGGCACGTCAGCAGCGAGTTCTTCAATGCTGTCGACGGCCGCTTGGTTGTAGCCGGCGACCAGTTCGGTGCGGACGATGCGCGTGGCCCAGAAGCGATAACGCTGAAAAAGACCTTCCGGGATGAACTCGAGGACCGCGTTTGGGTCGCCAGCAACACCTTGAAGAGCGATGAAGCCTTTTGGGCCGCCGCTCTGCGCGAGTCGCTCTGCGGTCTCGCGAATGGAAGCACCGCTGAGAATATCAGCCGCTAATCGCTCCCGAATATCCTCGAAAACCGCCCCTCGATACCTCGCCGCGCTCGAGCGAATGCGCGGAATCATCATCCGGTCGCCCTTGGCCACGATGGCGGCGACGTCGAGCGGAATCGTTCGTAAAGAGCCTTCGAAGGCGACTGAGAACCGCGCCATCTGCTCTTGGATATCGGCAATGCTTCGGACTTGAGCGCCTTCTACGCCCTCGTCGAGGCGGCCATAAAGCTGGCGTGAGATTTCGTGCGTTATCGCTCGGAGCTGTGCGACTGCGACCCGGTAGCGCTGTGCCGACCAGCGAAGCTCACCGGCGCCGTCCTGCTCGACGACTTGCCTCAGCAGCGCCGCGCAATCGGCCTCGGCCTTGCGGAGGGCAGGGAGCAAAACCCGGAGCTGCTCAGTCGTGTACTTGTCGAGCTCGGCTTGCTGGCGCTGGACCAGCGCTTTGACTTCCCGCTTTGCACTGCGCGGCGCCTTGGCGGGAGCCAGCGCGCCGGCGGGCATCATGACGACTCGAAGTCCTCGTTTTCATCCTCATCGCCGAGCGGCAGGGCCGCCGCTTTCTTCGCAGCTTCCTCAGCCTCTTGCTCGAGTTCCTGCGCCTCAGCGTCGGGGTCGGTGACGCCAAAAACGTCGGCGACGTAGCGAACGGCGCTGCGACGACTGGCAATCCCGCCTTGCACCGCCTGATTCGCGGTGCGGATCTTGATTTCCTGGTCTTGCACCGTCGTGTCAAACCACGCGGGCCATTGGATGGTAATCGCGGGGTCGAGCCACCGGCCTTGGAGCTGCGCGCCGGCGAGAATGGCAGCGGCCTTCTTTGCGCCGGGCACCCAGAGGTCTTGGCCACGTTGCGTAAGCACGGTGGCGAGGCGAAGGGCAAGGGCAGCAATCTTGGCGAGCCCGCAATCTCCCACGTCGCACCGCAGGTCACTCGCCAACGCAATCATGGGCGCGTGCAGGAACTCGAGGACGACGCCAGAAATGTTGCCGCTCACGGCTTTCGGGTCGGCAAGGACGACGGAGCACGCTTCAAGGAAGCGTTCGCGAAGGTCGCGGAGGTGCTCCGTCGCTACCTGGGCACCAGGTAGCTTGAGTTCGGCGTATTCCACGCTGGCGTCGTTGGGGAAATCCCAAACCGCCCATGGAGATTTGTCGAGCTGCTGACGAGCCTCGTCGGGGACCCCTTTGCGAATCAACTGCGGGTCACAGCCATATTCCACAGCGCGATGGCGTTGACTCACCGTGTAGTTGACGGCGTCGAGGAGTGGGTAAAGCGAGGGGTCAATAACCGGCGTGCCGTCGATGGGGTCGGAGCAATCCGGATTCACCCGCATCCAGTGCGCGGGGCAAAAGCCGAGGTCGTGAACGACCGTCTTCTCAGCGTCGACTTCCCACTTCGGTTCTTGGCCGGCGATGACGGGCACTTCTTTGTAGACGGTGTCTGCTTTCGCGTCGACAACCCTGCGGTACCAGTACCAGCGCTTGTGATAGAGACCGCCTACAGCGGGCTCTTCGCGCTCGACCTGGTAAAGAATCTCCAACCGCTCGAGGCTGCCCTCTTTGTCCCAGGTCGGCGTGCAGTGCTTGCCCGGCTCGACGTGGGCCGTGAGGTAACCGCCGCGCGCGCCGAGAATGAGCGCCGAGGAACTTGTAATCAGCGCCTTGCGGGATGCCTCGCGCACGCCCGCATGGAGCTTCCCCTTGTCGAGGAGCTCGCCGACGAACGAGGTGAGGTGCGCCGCTTCGTCAGCGGTAAGCAGTGGGCCGACGTCCGGGCGCTCCTCGCCGTCGTTGAGCGTGGGCGCGATGACCAGCCGTGGCCTTCGATGCCCGCCCCACACGAAGCGGTGGAGCGTCTCGATCGTCTCGCGGAAGAGCGGTACGATGATGCGAGGCTTGCGCTGGCGAAGAGGCTTTTCCCTATCCCACCAATCGGCAAGGCCGTTGTACTGGAGCGACCAATAGTAAGCCTCAGCCTTATTCGCCTCCGCGTAACGCTGGCTTTGCCCTAACGCCTGATTACGCCGCGAAAATGCCTGAAGCTCAAGGAGCTGACCAACCATGACGTCGCTCCCGTGCTAGAAACAACCATTAATTGCCGGCGCTCTAATAGTCCATAAACGCGCCAGAACTCACGCCGAACGAGCGTTTCGGCGGATTGTAAATCGCCAAGCACAAAGCGTCGGCGCGGTCGGGCGAGCGCCCGAGGCGCTTCTTCATGTCGTCCTTCGACTCGACCTTGTACCGGCCTTGGGTGTCGATGGAGTAGACGGGCCCGACGAGCTCCGCCTCAAGCTTCGCGTCCGCCGGAATCGCGCCGCCTTCTTTCAACCAATCGCGGCAAGCAAACCAGAGCTGGTCGCGCAGCTTGGCGTAGTTTTCCGCCGTTGCTCTTTCAGCCACGTTGACCGCGACCGCTTCAACCTCTTTGAACTGCTGCAGCTGGTCGAATGTGCCGGCACCGTAGCCGATGACGTCGACTTTGACCCGCGGCCGCTCGCCTTCGCGTCGCAGCTCTCTTACGACCTCGAGCACCTTGCCGGCGACCTCGATGGTGTTGAGCGAGCGGACGATGGTGGGCTGAAGGGCTTTAGCGCCGCGGCGGGGCCAAATCACTGTCTCGTCGTCACCGAAGCGGGCGACGTCGACGCCAATTTCCAGGGGGGCGTCGGCATTGACTTCTTCCCAGCGACGAAGGCCAGCTTCGACGAGGGCCAAGCCTATGACCGCGTTCTCGGCCTGGCTCGGAAAGTTCCCTTTGACGCGGACGTCATAGAGCGGGCTGTTTTCGCCCCACTCGAGCCGCTTCTCTTCGACCCAAGGGCGAGTTGCGAGCCCCGGGATGATGATTTGCCCCGCCTTGACGTTCGGCGATTCCTCGCTCGAGATGTGCAGCGTGTGCCAGAACTCGCGCTTGGCGGTGTGCGACTCGTAGAAGGTCCCGCTCGTCCGAGTCGGGTTGCTGAACATGACAATCCGGGCGCCGCCGGCGCGATTGCCTTCGATGGCCTCGAAGATGGGCTCCTCGACGCCGCTCGCCTCATCGATGATAAAGAGGACGTTGGCGCCGGAGATGCCCGCCATTCTTTCCGGCTGGTCGGTGGAGAAGCCGACGATCTCCCGCCCATCGGGAAACTGCAGGCCCGCGTCCGGGGCCTCGTGCATGACACCGCCGAGCGGCACTCGCGCCATGCGGTGAAGGAGTTTCAACTCCTTCCAGAGAATCGATTTGACCTGCCGCGCGCTGGCGCTGGTCATGATGACCCTGGCCGCGGCGAAGGTCATGACGAACCAGAGCGCCAGCGAGCCGGCGGACCGCGACTTGGAAACCTTGTGGCCCGAGCGGACGCTGACGCGCTCGTGCTCGGCGACCGCTAGCAACAGCTCTTGCTGGCGCTCCCAGGGCTCGTAACCGAGCACCTCTCTACAGAACGTAACCGGGTCGCAGGTCGGGAATCTAGCCGCACTGCTGGAGGCGGAGGAGCGCGCCGCGCGTTCCTTCTTCAGGCGTCGCAGCTTGCTTCTTAGCGCCAACGCCTTGGTGAGACTGTCCATTTTCCTCGTCGAGCTCGGCCTCGACCATCCGATCGGTGTGCATTGCATCGACCACGATCTTCAGGGCGCCCGCCACCTGGCGCAGGTCATCGCTCGCTTGCGCCAGGGTTTCTACGCGCCGAATCAGCGTGTCCCGAACCCGCGCACTGACCGCTAGCCAGTTCTCGGCTTCCTTTTTTTCGATCTCACCGGGTGACAGCCCCGTGGCAACCTTTGCTCGCTTGCGCCACCGGATGACCGTGAAGCGAGTGACGCCAAACTGTTTAGCGGCGGCCTCATCCCCGATTGTTGCTGCTGTTGCAAGCAGCGCTGTCACTTGCTCGGGGCGTAACACCTTGCCCTTCGCCATGCTTCACATCCAACTTCCTGGCCGCCTGATCGATGTCGCAGCCATCCAACCGGGCGACCAGCTCGACCCGGGTCATATTCGGGAAGGCGACTACATCCACGCGGTCAACTAGGTCGGCCAGCTCGCTCCCACGGAGTACCGCCCGAAGGCGGTCAGTCGCCTCCGCGCCAATCTGCTCGAACAGCCCGCGCTCTATCTTCTTGCCCCGGTACCCGGCAACAAGACTTGGCGCCACCTGCCGCTCCAGCAAGCCTTGCAGCCGCTCGAGCATCTTGTAGCTGACGAGGTCTTCGGCGCGTATCACGCCGCCAAGCCCAGCCGGTGCAACGTCCGCCGGAACTCATGCTGGTACTGCGCCGGCGTCTTGCGCTTCGGCTTGGCAGGGCGGCCCATCTTCGGCGCCGGCTTGCCTTCCAGGATAACCCGGTGCTCGGCGTTGATTTCGTCGCGATTCTCCGACGTCCAGAAGATCGACGGTCCCTGGTCGAGCGCCAGGCCGCAGCGGATGGGGCGAAAACTCGGGTCGGGCTCGACGTACCGTTGAAGCACGTGGTGACCTTGCGCCGTCGAGCACTCCTGACTGACGCATTCTTCCTCGCGTGCTCGCTTGAGAATCTCTTCCTGCTCCGCGCGTGTAAGGAGCGGCGTCCGTCGTCGCGACATACTTATTAGTCGTCGACGCTGGGACAAAAAACGCCGTTTCAAGCCCCTTCTACCGTCGCTGAGGTATCGCACGAAGACGGCCGAAAAGTCGGGTCCTTTCCCGGTGCGCTTTCGACTTCGACCAGCGTAGCTCTTCCGCTATCCACCTTACCCGCGGGGGCGGGGGCAGGCGGTAGTAGGCGCCCCGCCGGTGGCCGCGGGCGTCCACTCGCTCGACCTTCTCGCGTTCCCCGTTGCGTACAAGGAGGTCGAGCAGGCGCCGCTCGTCATCGGTGAGGTCATTCTCCGCTTTGGTGGC